TAATCTCTGCATCAGTTTGATCTGCAGTTGCGCCATCCTCGATGCCTGCTAATTTAGTCTGTTCTGCATCATCAAATTCATTTGTATCTGCATTACTCTCATATTTAGTTTTTATTGAAGCAGCAGTTTCTGCACTTGTGGGTAATCTTTTCCAAAATCCATTACCACCAGTTTGATCATCTGGAGCTTCATCTCCGGAAGTTGCTTGTAAATCGTAATAATAAGGAACTAATTCATCTTCAACATATACTTCTCTTTTATCAGTTAAAGAAGCTTCTGTTAGTGCCCTAAGAGCAGTTAGATTTTGAAGAGCGTCACCATGAAAATCTGGACTAGCAGCAACAGCTCCTCTATTTTTATTAGATTCAGCCATATTAATCTTTTGCTAATGCGTGTATTCCAATAGTTCCAGAAGTAACAGAGTTCAGAGTAACTAAACACTCAATAAATCCACCACTAAAATCTATTGCTTCTAAATAATCTGTTCCATTTGCTGAACCTAAAGTAATTGGAGATAATCCAATTATATCTTTAAATGTTCCAGCTTTACCATTATTACTGTGCCTTAATATAACTGTTGCATCTGTATTATCTAAACTATTAAAATCAATTTGAAAAAGAATAGTTTTCTTTGTATGCATTTCAGCATCAAATCTAAATGCTTTAGAAGGAGCTATACGAGCAACATCATAATCTTCAATTATTGGTTGCTCCAAAGCTGCATTTCTATTTAATGCGCTTATACTATGTACTTCAACTTTTCCCATTATTTTAAGCAGCTATATTTATAGATAAAGCTTGAGTATCTTTTTGACCAAAAGCATCTGTAGCTTCAACAGTAAAATTTGGATTTTCAACTGTATCTGGAGTTCCTGAAATTACACCTGTTGCAGAATCAAGAGTTAAACCACTTGGTAAGGATCCTATTGTTACAGTCCAAGTTGTTTTTCCATTTCCACCTTCTGATATTAATGTCTCAGAATAAGGTACTGTATCATTTCCACCAGGAAGTGAAGTAGTCGTAATATTATAAGCTGTGGTTTCAGCAACTAATTCTTCTGTAGCAGTAGAAAGATCTTTAATTACTTCTAAAATTAAATTGTTATCTTTAGCAAATGTTTTAAAAGCACCAAAACTTTGCTGTATTCTTTGGAAAATAAGTCCTGCAATAGTAATTTCATCACTGTCCAAACCTATAATTTCCATTATAGTAAAATTTTCATCACTATCATTTTTGATATCAACTTTGTATTCTACTCTTAAAGTATCTATCGTATTTCTTAAAATTAGTGTTCGCATGATTATTGTATTAGAAGTTAATATTTTTGGGTCCTTACAAATATAAAAAAGATTTTTGAAAACTCCAAATTAAACTTGAAACTTCTCTTCGCCTATTGTAACCTTTATTTTAGCTTTTCTAGCTACTTTCCTTTTATAAGGTATTGGTGTACTAAATGCTCTTGATTGTTCATTCCATTCATATCCTTCTGGTACATAATTTAAAGTACACCTACAAAACGGATGCATTCCTTGAATAACTGCTTTCCAATTTTGTGGTTTTCTTCCTACATTATTTCCGTTTGCTCTTAATTCTGATAGTTTAAATATAATTGGCTGACTTCCTACTCCTGCTGTTAAATATAATCTTATACAATGACGACATGAACCAGGAAATACATCCTTATATACTCGTATATTTTTACCGCCCTTTCGTTCTAAACTAGCTGCTCTTCCTTGTTCATAACTGTTATGCATCTCGGTTTCTACTATCCTACCTAAATCTCTATCCCAATCTCCTGTTTTTTTACCTATTTCACTAACCATTGATTGTAGTGATTCCCTATCTATTACTACTCTCTCTGCTTCCTCTCTTATTATTTCTTCATACTTTGCTCTTTGTTTTGTATCTTCTTCTAATATTACTCCACGTACTGTTTGTTTAATTTTATCTCCAAGTCCTTTTATTGCAGAATATGATTGAGTTTTAATTACTTGTAACGTATCTTTTTCTCGTTCTGTTAAAGGAATAAATTTGCCACTTTTAAGAAAGTTAGTAAATTCCTTATATTTCATATCTTTGGTTCTCTCATCTCCAATAGCTTCTGCAAGTAATCCAAACTTAAATCCTTGTTCTGTTAAAGTATTCTCTTTGGTTATTTTACCTATATCTATACCAAATGATCTTAGTAATGTTTTATCTTCATTTGTTAATATATCAGTTCCAACATTTTTTCCTATAAATAACAAATGTTGATATTCTACTATCTTAAGTAGATCATTAATTTGATTGCTTGAAAAAATCACTATCCGTAAAAATAATTACTAATAATTAATTTAATTGGCTTTTTCTGTTTTTCTGTAAAATCAGTATAAGATAATCCATATTCATTCTTAATAAATCGTTTTACTATTTTCCAACCCTCCATTTCATTATCTCCTAAACTATGTCTTTCAAGTTTTTTCGTAATTTCAGGAATATATTTTGAAACAACAGCTATTTTCTCTTCCATTTCTTTTTGTTTCAATAACCTATTTACAGTTTCTTCATTATAATATAATTTACCATCTATTGTAGCAGAAACAAACTCTCCCAATTCATTATATTTAATTTGATATTTTTCAATATAATCAGCCAGATATTTATAATTATGCCAACTACCTGGTCCTCCTTCTTTACTAATATAACTTTTCTTAAAACAATTAGCTATACTTTCAATTCTATCTTGGATTGACTTTTGAATTTTTGTTTCTATTTTCTTAGAATAATTAGCTTTAAACGCTCTCATATCTTCTAAAATAGCATTTTCTCCTTCAATTAGTAATCGTTTAAATTCACCTTCTTTATTTATAATATAATTTCCAAAATCTGTTTCATTAAAATTAGCTTGTTTAGATAATTTAGTTATTTTCTCTACTGCTACTTTGTAAACAGTATCATTATCCATAGCAGCAATAGTACTTCCTCTATAAGCACCTTTAGGTAATAATTTTTGTGTTGCTTCTCCTCTTGATTTAAACCTTATATCAGAAAGATTATATATTTTAGTAAAAGCATCAGGAAATCTTACTGCAATATAATTTGGTTCTCTAATTAGTACTTTTCCTTCCTGACTGTGTCTTTCAAGTCCAACAAAACTACCAATTTTAACTGTATCTCCAACTTCTATACTTTGTCTTTCTATATGTACTTCCTTTTCTTCTGCCTTAATTTCAGATTCCAAAACAGCACCATATTTACTACCCACTCTACCTAATTCTCGATTTCGAGGATTATCAGAGTATACTCCTTCTTGATACGCCTTTAAAAAGGAATTTTCAATATTCTGTATTCGATTGATATTTGTTTCTTGTATATTATTCATGTAAATCTATAATAATAAGAATTGTCTGGTTCTATCTTTTCAATATCTTTATAAAATACCTTTTCAATTCCTGGGGGTCTATCACCAGAAAAAGCTTCGGTTTTTATTTTAGGTAAATTACCTGATCCTGTTGCCTCATCTCCTACTTCCTTGTCAGCATAAAATTGATTCGTTAATTTAGCAAATTTTTTATTATAATTTACTACCTCTTTATCCATATAGAACTTTCGCCCCTTCTTCATTGTAATTTTTATGTACTTATGTTTATTAACTAAATTTTCAAGATTTTCAAATGGTGTTAATTTAACTTGTTTTTGAAATTCTTTATTTTCTTTTACATATTTTTCTCCTTTTTGAGATAGGATAAAAGGAGTAGCAAAACTACTTTGAGGATCTGGATGAGCTTTTAAATATCCTAATTGTTGTAATTTTATTAATTTATTTAAAGGAATAAAATGCATACTTTTTACATCTTTAGCTATACTAAATAATCTTAATATTTGCATTTTATTTAACTCTTCCTTCTTAACCTCAGCAACAGCACCATACTTATTTCCAACTCTTCCAAGTTTACGGTTTAAAAGTGAATCTCCATATACTCCTTCAACATAAGCTTTTTGGAATGAATTTAAAATAGTACCAATTCTATTTTGATTAACTTGTTGTATAATATCTAAACTGCTCATGTTTGTGCCTCTTTCTGAATTATTTTTATTGCTATTTCTGTATTTTTATCTCTACCTAATTTTGTACTTCCTGTTAGATTTAGTTCTTTATATTTAGTTTTATTTGCTTCTAAATATGACCAAATTCTTGATTTTACATTACTTAAACTAAAATTTTTATCCAAACTATTTATATAATTACGGACTTCACTAATTAGTTCTTTACTAAGTTTCTTTTGTGTTTCCGTTTCCTTGGGAATAACACTTAATAATTTTCTATGGTATTTTTTAGTTGTTCCATCTTCAAATTTAACATTTACATATTCATTTTTAACACTATCAATAATACCAGACATAGCTCTATTCTCTATTCCTGTTTCATCAGTTATTCTAACATTTTCTCCTACTTTTTTACCTTGTTGTTCCGTTTTTTGTGTTTCTGTTTCTTTTAATTTGTGTAGTGTTTGTTGATGTCGTATAGCTTCAGCAACCATATTGGCTGACCACTTAATTACTTGTGGTGTATTAAATGATTCACCTACATATAGTTCTCCTTTTTTTTTCAAAAAGATAACTATTTCCATGTACATATAAAACCTGTTTTTTTGGTAATTGCTGTAAAAATCTTTCTGCATTTTGCTTATCTACATTAATTTCTTTTTTTGATTCAACACTATATTTTCTTCCAACTCTACCAAGTTTTCTATTAGTAGGAGTATCTGAATATACTCCTTCTTCGTATGCTTTTTCAAAATTGCTATAAATAGCATTAATTCTGTCTTGATTAGTTTTTTGTATTATAGTTTGCATTTTATATTTAATTTAAAATCCTAAACTTGCTAATTGTTCTAAATTAAATTCATATTCCTTACCATCTTCTAAAGATGCTCTTAACGTACTAAGTAAAAATATTTCAGTATTAGAAGAAATAAATTTCCTCGCTGCTTCATTATATTCTTCATATTTATTCTTTTTACCTTCTATACTTGGACCAACAGTATTAATACCTACTGAAGGGTGCATTTTTTCATACTCAAATACTTTAGGTATTTCTGTATGTCTATTTTTGGTCCCTCTAAATAAATATTCCGAAGGTTCCTCTGTTGGTTCTTTATCTAATTCTGCTAAAAGAGAAACATACTGTACTTGATATTTTGCACTCTCTTGTTTAGATATTTCTTCTGCAGCATCAAGTTTTTCTTTAACTTCTGCTCCTGTTTTGTTGAGTTTTGTATTATAAGAAAATGATTCTGAAAGATGTGCTTTCCTAATATCATTTATTCCAAATGATTTAAGCATTTGCTGTCTTTTGCCTTCTCCATATCCAGTAATTGTTTTCATTTTTTAGATAGTATTTTAGACATAGCTGTACTTAATCCAGTAACTATGTTCTTGGTTACTTTTTTGTAATCTAACTTAAATGCGCCTTCGTAATCATAAATTAGTGGAAAACGAGGCGCATCTAAATATTTTGGTTTACCTTTTAAAGAAGGTATTTTAGCCATATTATTCAATATATGTCCAACAACTATCTCCCTCTTTTGCCTTATTTGGTACAGAAGTTCTCCAAAATAATCCCTCTCCATCAGGAATAATTTTTAGATTGACACATTCAGGAGTAAATACACAAGTAATTATAGCTGGACAAGTTTTTGATGTATTATTATTAGCTAACAACTCAGAAAAATCATGATTTGCTATATAATATTCTACTATTTGACCTACTTTTGGTTCCATAATATTTATTTTTCTATGTATTCTTTAGTAAATTGATTAAATGCTTTTAACATTGGATTATCTTCTTCAAACGGATTATTAGTTGTTTCTTTAATAGCTCCTGAAGTTTCTTCATCTAAATGATAAGGATTATCTTCTTCACCATTTAGATAAGGATTATTTTCATCTAAATATGGATTACCTTGCGTTTCACCTGTCATTTCATCTACTGCTCCATTGCTTTGTTCTGCACCAGCCATTTTCATTTGAATATTCTGTAAATATGCAGGATTTAAAATTATATCATCTTTATCAATTTTATCTGGTAAATTTCTTCTTCTACGTACTTCTTTTAGTCCCATAAATGAACTAACCATTTTAATATCATTGTCTAAATTTGTATCTTCCTCCATTCCGGTAAATATAAATTCAAATTTTGGGTCTAAAGGAGTAATAATATACTTATTAATTTTTCGTTGAATGAACTTTAGCAAAGGATGTAATCCTTTTTCTCTTGAATATTTTAATTGATCTTTCTTACTTGTTTCATAGGTAACTCCACCTTGTTGGCTACCAGGAAATGAAAATCCTATTTCTGTTGGATCCATCTTATATATAGCACAGCTTAATTTAATTAGATACTCTTGCCATCTTGAAAACTCCATATCTCTATTTCCTTTTTGTAAATCTACCCATTGCATATCTTCTCCCTCCAACATTGGTGTTTTCCAAGCATTTTGAACACCTGCTACTTGTGCTTTCCATTCTTGCCTAAATTCTGCTAATCTTGCCTCATTAACTGCTCCTTTTATTAACATTATCCCTTTTGGAGCCGATCCAGTAGAAAAAAATTGTCCATTATATGTATCTCCATACAACATCCAAGTAACAATTCTAATCATATCTTCCAATTCAGAATTTCCATATCCATTGTTATAAATATTAGTAGAGTGATTTCTCATTCCAAAACATAATTCCCAAGGATAAAACTCATTTTGGATTGTTTGTTGATAGACTTGGACATAAGCAGGAAAATAACCTTTAATTCTTATTTGCTCTTCTTTTTGTTGATCTCCAACAATAGATCGGGCTAATCTATAGGTAGCTCCGTCAGTAGCAAAATATTCAGTAGGCATTCCCTTTCTATTTCTAACTATTTCGAACGTCATTTGGTCTATCGTAAGAGAATCAGGAGTAATTTTTCTTAAAAAAGTATCAAAATTATCTAAATTCCAAGCATTTGAATTAACTCCTGCATCTAGCATAAAATTAGATAAAGCTTCAATTTTATATTGGTCCTCTTTTTCTAATTTCTTTTCCTCTATAAACATCCTTGGCTTTTTTCTAATCATCCATCCCAATTTTTCAATATCTTCTTGGGGTTCTGAAAAAGATGCTACTTGCTCAGTACGTGTTCCTATTATAGCACGAACAATAGGTGCCTTACTCATATTTCTAAGAGTATCATAAGTAATCTGGAGTGGTTTGTCTTTATAACCTAAAGAATCTCTGTATCCAAAAGGATCAAATATAAACGATTTACGTCCTGATTGTTTCTTTTTTTCGATATCTTACCAGTAGTTTTGGGCTTTAATAATAGCGTTTACATCACTTGATTGTAAAGCTTCCTTTAGAAGGAGATCTTCTTTTACATCAAATTCTTCTTTCTTTTTTCTGTGTTCCTCTATTTGTTTTGATAGTTCGGACATTTTACATCATATTACTATCTTTTAATTCTTTATACTTTCCTTTCAACTCCTTAAACGCTTTAGGATTTTTATTTAAAAGTTTAACAGTATAGTCTTTCAAATGTGTGAATGGCTTACTTTCCAAAAATTCATCAATATACTCGTTAAACTCTTTATCATCAATTTTATCTTGTTTATTTCCTCCATGATTACCTGGATAACCATCTCTGTAGTGAGATTTTAATACCTTTAATTCAGAAGGTGATTCAAAAATAAGTTTTTTAGTATAGTTAACTAGATCAGAAATATCATGTTCCTCAAAATGTTTATCAATATATTCATCAAACTCTTGTCTTTCTTGATTGTCTTCATTATCACCATCTTCATTATTGTTATCTTCATTGTTATTTTCTTCGTTATTCTCTCCACCATTTTTCCTATTTTCTAATTCTTCTTGTGCTATTTGTTTTTGTTCTTCATCAACATTATTTTTACCAACAAATTCTTCTAATTCATCTGTTGAAGTATTTTTAGCGTGCTGTTTAAGTTCCCGCTCAGTTTGCTGATCTTCTTTATTGTCACTATCTTCTTGTTCTTCCTCTTGCTCCTCTTCTTCTTCATTCTCTTCGTTCTCTTCGTTCTCTTCATCTTCATCAGTATCATCTGATACTACCTCAGGTTTGCCTTCAACAGAAGGTTTTTCATCTTCATCACCATCTTCGTCATTATTATCATCATTGTTGTCGTCATCATTGTCGTCATTGTTATTTTTATAACTTGCAATCAAATCTTTTCCTTCTCTTGTTATATCTGTAACATTCAAATTACCATTATTATCCACATCCTCTAACTTAATATAACCCTTTTCTTTTAAAGTTAGAAGCACTTTCTTTGTTTCATCATCAGTATATCCTTCTTCTTCTGACAAATCTTTAAAATCAACTTCATTACCTTCTTCTAATAATTCTTGGACTGCCATTAACATTTTTACTTCATCATCTTCTAGATCACTAGTTTCTTCTTCGTTTCCTTTTTCTTCTTCGTTATGTGGATTATTTTGTTTTTCTAATCCATCTTCATTATTGTCTATATTAGTAGCATCATTATTACCATCAGGATTATCTTCATCTTTTCCAGCTTCTTTTTTAGAAGTATGCATTGAATCTACTTCTTCCCAAAATTTCTTTTGCTCTTCTTCTGAATACTTTTCTTTTAATCCACCTATATCATCCACTTTCCATTCCTTCATTTTTGATTCAAACTTCTCTTTGAATCCCTTTGATAATGTTTCTAAATTATCAACGATTGTATTTACTTTAGCTTTAAGATATCTAACTTCTCTAGTTCCATCATCTAAAAGAATAGTTTTTGGAATTAAAGAACCAATTTCTGTTTTAGCTTTTACTATCTCATCTTTACTTCCATTCTTTTGAATATCACCTAAATATTTACTCAAAGAAGTAGCATTGAAAGCTTCAAAATTACCAGATTTTACTAATTGACTAAATTGATTTTCAGTTAGTAAATCCATTTCTACTAATGGTTTAAAACCACTTAGATTTAGTTTTCTGTTTGTAATTGTTTCCATTTTTATTATGTATTATTATATTGTTTTTTAGGAAGTGCTTTATTTACTTTTAAATTTCTACCCATTACTTCAACTCCATCAAGTTCTTCAATAGCTCTATTTGCTTCTTCGTCATGGTTCATATCTATAAAACCAAAACCTTTGGACCTATCATTTTGGTTTTTATCTCTGATTATTTTAACATAATCAACTTCACCAAACTCAGAAAATGTTTAATGTTTCCTACATAAATTGTCATAATATTGTGATTTTTAATTTAATAACTGCTCTAAGATTTTTTAATATTAGAAAGCATATATTTGACTTTACCAAATAGTATATCTTCATTTAATCCTTTTTTTCTAGATCCCCATGACTTAACTGTATCTAATAAATTAATAGGAGGATAATTGTCAGCTTTCCATCTATCCATTTCATCAACAAAAGCAGATACTCGAGTTTTTGGAATACCAAACGTAGTAGTTGCGTATTCTTCTTCTTTTGTTAAAGGTACACCACCTTCTGCATATACTTTAGCTTGTTCTTTAGAATATGTTTGCTCAAATTTATCTTTTACAGTAGAAGGTTTTTTCTCTTTTCTATACTCATATTTGTAAGCACCTGGACTACCTGTCCTTGCAATGTATTTGTGACCAACACCCTTCTCAAACAAAACTCTAAGATTTTCTCTTACATAAAAAAGTGATTTAGACGAATCATCACCAATAACTACCACCTTTTTAAGATGAGCTAAATCTGTTTTGATTTCTTCAAGACCAGAATTATTAATTACACCTTTTTGGATTTGATCATTTATATCTTTCTGTAATTTAGCTAGTGCTTGAGTTGTAAATACATCCCAAACATTATCTTCGATCGCTTTAATAAAAGCTTTTTGAGTATATTCATCCCTTACATTTATAAAAATGTTTGCATTAATTCTTCGAGGTGCAATAGTAGTTTGCATAATACATAGTTTATTAGAGTGTCCTTACTCTGTACAAAGATACAAAAAATTCTTTGATTTTCCAAGTCCTTTTAAATCCTTTATTTGCTTTTATTACAGCCAAAAACCTTGATATATTTTTCCTGCAAACATACAAATATTTAGATAATGGAAATCCGCTATCTACTTTTTTATTTTCAGTAATACAGTTAGGTCATGGGGATCTAGAAAAAAAGGATTAAATGAAGATATACTATTTGGTAAAGTCAAATATATGCTTTCTAATATTAAAAAATCTTAGAGCAGTTATTAAATTAAAAATCACAATATTATGACAATTTATGTAGGAAACATTAA